CAGGTGCGGCAGAGAAGCCGGACAGCTTGGTTTCTTCTTCAAAAGAACGCTCAGAAGTCTCAGTTTCATAAATTTCTTTATGTTGCTGACCGTACGTTGCGTACTCCAAACCGAACAAAGCGTTCAGTCCGGGGAGCAGTTCTTTGAGTAGTTGTGCACGAGAAATAGCCATTTAGATGCTCCTTTAAGCGGCGGTTACTACGTTCGTAGCAGACGTATAAGTGTGAACGCCAAAATTGAATTTGACGATCACTTCTGTAAACGAGCCAGAAGCGTTGACGGTTTCAGGAACCACATCAACAATGCGGAAAGGCAAAGTGGTGGTTGAACCAGTCGAGTTGTACACGCCTTCTTTAGAGTCGCCAGAGGTAGTGCTACCAGCGGTCAAGAAGAAAGCCACGTTTTGACCAACAGCCGCACGAGTCAAGCCACTGACAGCAGTCGAAGTAGACAGCACAGCAACTTTGTACAGAGTGTTGGGATCGTCAGCAACAATACCAACGGCATCAGCGGCAACAGTGCCACCGGGCCAGTATTGAGTGAAAATCTTTTGGTTGGTTGATGGGTTTGTATAAGAACAACCCATGAAAACACCGACTGCGTCAGTGGCGGAGGTAGTGCCCGTAGCGGCTCGGCTCAAAGTACCACCAGTGTTCAGACGGACAACATCACCTGCAAAGATTGATGTGCCAGAACCTGAAGTAATGGGGATATTGCGAGTAGAACCAGCGAACACCTGACCGCCGATCAGATTGATCGGTTGAAACCCGTAAGGGCCTGAAACGGTAGGATATGCCATGAAAAAACTCCAAAAATTTTAAAAACCTTTGCCAAAGGTGGTCGAAGACTTGCCTTCTTTGAAAAGGGGCATCCTCGCATCGCTTTGACGCATAAAACTGTTGTCTACAGCATCTGTTTGAGCTTGTGTCTGCCGCTTGAAGTACGCACGGCGTTGCAACAAAAACTCATCAGGACTCTTGCAAAGTAACAGCCCACTGATCTCAATGTTGTCTTTGAATCGACTGGTTGGATCAATTAACAGTTGGAATTTAGGTTGTTCCTCTACTCGAACTGGCTCCCATCCTTCACGCAACATTCTCGAAATATTGCGGGGGTCTGGCGCTCCTAGTGTGGAGGTACGCACCCAGTGATATGAGTAACCCGGCTCCTTATCAGGTTCGGGCAAGAGTTCCGCTGGCATCCACTGCTTTGGACGTTCATAGGTTGCTCTTGTATCAACATCACGGCTTAAACGGTTAATTTCAGTTTTTGTCATTTCAAATCTCCAGTTTTAAAACTTCTTTGGCGTACTGCTCATTGGTAATTCCAAGTTTTCGGGCGAGATCAACTTGGGAAGGCTTCAGCTTCAATTTCTTTGAAGCAGTGCTTCTTGAGGCAGGAGCTACGACAACACTCGGTTTCGTGCGAGCAGGAGGTTTGGAATCGACTTCGATTTCCGTTTCATCGCCATCCTCGAATTTTTCGGGGAAGCGTTTACGCACTGTTGCGTCAATGCGTCTGTAATACTCATCGGTTGTGGCATAGCCAGCACCATGTTCGGCAACGAGTTTCTCGTGTATACCCATCGCCAAAGCTCGCATTTCAGAGTCTGAATCAATCCAAGAGTTACGCTCTCGCCACTTCTCAAACTTCTGATCACGGGGCGGCTGTTTAGGCCGTTGGGGCGTTTGTACCACAAATTCTTCTTCCTGAACAGGTCGATTTTTAAAATTGTGTTCAGCCGTCTCTGCTTGGGAAATGGACATCTTGGCCTCAGTCATTGCTTCCTGAGCCTCAATAATCCGATCCGTGTCGCCCGATTCGTACGCATCCCGATACTCACGCTTGGCTTTTTCTAAAGCCGCTTGAGCATTGGATTTGATGGAATTGAGTGCAAAGCCTTCAGTGTTGTTTACACGCCCTTTGAGTGCTTTGTTTTCCTCAAACAGCTTTTTGGCAACCGCCACGGCCTCCTCACGCTCACGGTCGGCGGCTTCTTTCGCCCTTCGTTCATCGTGGTAGACCTTCTTGAAAGCGGCAATCTTTTGTTTGGCGGCACTGGAATATTCATCCAACTCATCTCTATCCAGTTCTTCTACGAACTTTGGATCGGATGGTGTCTTGCCACGATCTTCTTCGGGGGTGTCGTCCTCGATCTCAACTTCAAGCTCTTCTGAAGCTTCAATTTCATCGGGAAACTTGTATTCTTCGCCTTTGTATGTACTCATGTGCACTCCTTATTTGCGTTTGATGCCACGGGGGTCTTCCACAATGCCTTCAACGGAGTCATCGTTGATGATGCGGAATTCTTTACCGTGGATGACAAGTTTGGTTCCGGCGTGTGGACGGACAAGAATAAAATCACCTTCTTTGCACCAAGCACCGTTGGGAAAGCGTTTTTCATCTTTGTAGCAATCAGCACCAAGCTTGACCACAAATAGCACGGTGGTCAGTATTTCTTCGTTGTGCACAGTGAGTTCGGCCTTGATGATGCCGCTCTCATATTCCTTTTCCTGCTCAGGAATAGCGCAAAGAATGCGGTATCCGGTAGGGTTTGGGAGTTGTTTTGCCTTTTCTTCGTGGGTTAAAGGTGCAACCTCTTTCAATGCGCTTTCTTCCGCCAGCCTCGTGCCGACACTTGAGAAGTCATCCATTAAATTTCTCCATTTTTTGCTTTTGGTCTAATACGAATTCCCGTGCTGTCAGCAGACCTCGAATCTGACCGCACGTTGCCTTGTACTCCGACAGGTCATTTACGTTCCCTGTGGCTACAAAATCCCGCAATTGGTAAATCTTGTCGTCAATATTTTTCACAATTACGTCAAAGTCATCCATCATTCACCTGTCGTTGGTTTTGTTGGGGGTCTGTTTTTTACCTCGTCCAGCTTAAACAACGACTCTCTGTTTAAACGGTCTTTGGTAGAGGCCATTTCGTAGCCCAGTCTGTGACCGCCAAGGTTGAGTTTTTCTTGCTCCGCCTCGGTTTTTTGGGCCAAAGTCGCCTTTTCGTGGGCAATCTTGACTCCTAGTTTGTGGCCTTCCAAGTTGGTTTGCGCTTCCAATTTGGCTTCTTCGACCTGCAATTGAGCCTGTTTGAGGGCTGTATCGGCCTGATCTTTGGCTGTTTTGCGTTTGATTTCTTCGGCCTTGAGTTGCAATTCCTGCATCTGCATCTGGATGATGGGGTCTTGCTGTTGCTGGGCAACCTGCTGTTGAGCGGCTTCTGCTTGGTTCTTTTGAAGCAACTGCTGGCTGGCTTGAGATACCAAACGAGCAATCTGAATCTCATACTCTTGCGGCAACTCATCATCGTCTTCAGACAAATAGGGCAACGGTGCACCAATCTGCTGTTCGATCTCTTGACGGTATTGATAAGCAAAATGCTCTGCAATGTGAGCCTGTAGGCTGGCGTTGATTTGCTGTGCCATTGGGCTTTGCCCAATCATTGCCGCCGTCTTGGGGTCTTGCAAGAAGTTCATGTGAGCGGCGATGTGCGCTTCATGGTCTTGGTAGATGAACGCCTTGAGAGGCTTGTTCATCATGGCATTCATGTTCTCGCTCAGTGGGTCACGAGGCTTTTGATCGTCTTCCAGCGGTATAAGCTTTTGTGCATTCCTGATGCCCAGCACATCCAGCATCTGGCGATGAAGCTGAGGCATATTGTAAATACCGGGAGCATTCTGAGCCAACTGCAAAACCGCCTGATACTGCACGATCTTCTGGGCCATTGTGGCGGCATTTGGATCGCTCACAGGGATCACATCACAGCAGTCATAGTCAGACTTCTTGGCGCTACGGCTACCTTCTTCTGGCTCGTAGTCATACTCATCTGGCGTGTAGTCTCTGATGATGTCTCGCAACAGCACCAATTCCTGCTTCATGGAGTAGTGAATGCGAGCTTGGACGGCTGACATCACCTTCAGGGTGCGCTCCAACAGCGCCAGTGTTGATCCAACTGGGGCATTGGCAGACATATCCGCCACGTTTAAATCGCCTGATCCTGCGGCTCTGCGGCCTTCTTCCACAATGTTGCCAAGCAAGGCCATTAGCACTTGGCTTGGCTCTTTGTATGGAAGTGGCAAAAGGTTGTCTTTGAGTGTGCCGGATGCAACGTCCGCATCTCGCCACTCTCCGGGCGAAATTGGGGTGTCATCGCCCTTGACTCTCATGCCCTTGGTTTTAAATCCACCGGGCAAATTGCTCAAAGTTCCTGCATCCACCAACTGGCGCAAGATTGATGTACCTGACTTGGCAAATGCGCCAATCAAATGGATCAGGCCAAAATAGTAGAAGCCGAATCCGGGCACATATCCGTAGTGAACAAAGTGGTTTCGCTTTTGGTGAGTGTCGTCTTCTGGTCGCCAGTTGCGGCGCACAGCCAGCACGGTTGTTGTTTCTTTGTCGATGGTAAGGATGTACGGCAGAGCAATGCCTGTTGGCTCTCCGTCTTCATCGCAGTCTTCAAATCCGGGTATGTCGAGATCAACTTGGACTTCATAGAGCTTGTACCTGTCGTCTGTTGTCGCCTTGAAGCCCATCTTCTCGGCAATCTTTTTCTCCACCTCATCAAGGCTTGTACTTGGCTCACCAAGTTCTTCATCAATGTAGAAGCCCTGATGAACTAAACGAGCAAGCTCGTTCTTGGTTTTACGCATCACATGGGTGACACGAGGAGAAGTTTGGAGTGAGGATGCGCCGTATGGAACGATGATGTCTTCGGCGGGAACAAAGATAGATGTCTGGCGGTCAAGCGCAGGGTCAAAGTAGACCTTCTTAAATGCATTGCCTGACAAGCCCAAACCCCAAATCATGCGCTCATGCTCTGGGCGGTACTCGGTCATTACATCGGTTAACTCATGGTTCATGTCGTCTTGAACACGAGTGGCGGCTTCTTTTTTCTCTGGGGTTTCCTTGCCAATGATCTGGGTCTTGACTGGCCCAGCGGCAGGGAATGTCGCCATGATGGTTTCTGCTTGGAACTTGACCAGCGCCTCTGAGAGCAGTGGATGGTAAACACCACAAGCGCCCTCCCAAGGTTCTGACCGCTCTTCGATCTTCATACCAAGGAGTTCAAGACCATCAACATAGGTCTGCATCCAATCCTTGCGAGAGGATAGATCGTCCTCAATGTCGCCAAGCAATTCATTGGCAATTGAACTCAATTCTTGGGGATCGATGTGTTCCGCAAGGTTGGCATCAAAGGGAATTTCTGGCGACACCACATCTTCTACAGATGCCTCTTCGTTCTCGCCAATGATCTCAATTTCGATCTCAACCGAAGGTGCTTCTTCTATGATGGCAAGTCCTGTTGGCGCTTGGTATAAACTTTTTTCAATCATGGTGTTCCTCAGTAGTAGGCCGCTTTCTTTCGGCGGGGGACAAAGTCTTCTTCATCATCCGTGTTTAAACGGAGAAAACCGCCCTGCCGGAACCTTAACAGCGCCTGACTGGTTGAGTCAACTAAGTCGTCATGCTCACCATTTGGGAATGAAGCACACTCCTCCATGACCTCTTCAGCCCAGCGTCTGTCTGGACACCAAACAAAGCCGGACGCAAATATGTCAGATATTGCGTTTACACGGGCTATCTTATCATTGCCCTTGCTTGGCGTGTACTCTTGCAGTGGGATTCCTGTGCGCCTCATTTCATAGATCAACGGCGCTCCTGCCGCCTTCTTTTCGATCAGTAGGGTGTCAGGCTCCCACTCGTTGTACATCTCAAACGCTTTGGCTTTGAGTTCAGGAAACTCCAATCGGTCTTTGAATGCATCTAGCAAGATGATGTTTGGCTGGGCATTGCCCTTGTCATCGGGATGCCTGAACACTCCCCATGTGGTGCAAGCTGAATAGTCAGCCCTGTTGTGCTTTTCAAACGCCGTATCCCAGCATTGGATGGTGTATTCGCATTCTGGCGGGTCATCTTTCTCCTAAATCTTCGACATTTACCGCTTAATGAGAGCACCGCCCTCAGATGTTGGGTTTTGTTGGTACTGGGCTTCCCATTTTGGGACTGGAATCTCGGATTTGATGGCCTCAAGCTCTTCTTGTGACCAGAATTCAGGCCAAAGTGGCGCTCCAGAGGGCATTAATGCAGGAAATTCAATGACTTCCCACTCATCTCCGTCCCTTTTGACTGAGTTTGACACCACCTGACCCGTCAAATCCCGCTTTGACCACCGTGTCATCACGATGATGATGGCTCCCCCGGGCTGTAAACGCTGGCGAGGGCCTGAGCTATACCATTCATAGACCCTGTCATACACCTTTGGGTCACCCTGCATGGCTTCTTGCTCGGAGTGGGGGTCATCAATGATAAGAACGTCAGCGCCTTTACCTGTCACTGCACCGCCCACACCAATGGCGA